ATGAGCGCCTCGGTCGTTTCGCATATCGATACCTACCACACCGTGATCGGTGGTCGTCGCACTCGGCGCTTCCGCCTGACCGTGCGCGTTGCTGGCCGGCTGGTAGAGCAGAGCGAGTACGCCTCGCGCCGTGCTGCTCTGGCCTGTGAAGCCGCTGCTGTGGAGTTCTACTCTCATGGCTGATGGATCGCTCGCGGTGTCGGGACTCCCCTCGTCTAACAGGGGAGTCAGTGAATTCAGGAACGCCGATGGAACCCTGACGGTCGGCATTGACTGGTTTTCCGCCTCTGTAGATCTTCGCGCCGTTCTCGGCGAAGCCGGCGTGTTCGTCAACGACGACCCGGAAGAGGTCCGCGAATGGATGGACGTGACCGCCGCCAATGCCCGTGCGGTTGCATTGCAGGTGTTCTGCTGGTTCTTCGCCGGCCTGGGGCTTGAACTTGACGAAACGGCAGGCCCTGGGCGCTTCTACACTTGGCGCGTGCGCATCACTGATCGCGATGGTCAGCATGTGGGGCTGATCGAGTTAGGCGGGGAAAATTGCCGCCGTGCAGATGGCACCTACACCGCGCGTATCGAGTTGACCGGTACAGGGTGTGGAGTGGTGAGCGCAGCGCGCTGCGGCCATGCGAAGCGGTGGCTGGAGCTTCGAGCGAAGCTCGAAAGCTGCGCTGGGAGATTGACCCGTATTGACGTTGCCGCTGATGACCTGTTGGGCAAATACCCGCTGAAACTGGCGCAAAGTTGGTACGCATCGGGCGAGTTCGACAATCGCGGCCAGCGTCCCAAAGCGCAGACCGTGGACGACCATGACAGCGGTGACGGCAAGACCTTTTATGTCGGCGGCAAGAAGTCAGAAAAGCAGCTGCGCGTGTACGAGAAGGGCAGGGAGCAGGGTGACAAGGCGTCCGAATGGGTGCGCTATGAGGCGCAGTTCCGTGCCACCAACCGAAAGGAATTGCCGTTGGATCTGCTGCGTGATCCGGCTGGCTATTTGCTCGGCGCTTATCCGGTTTTGAAGTTCCTGCACTGCGTCGCCACGCGGATCGACATCACCAAAGCTGCCGTTGATGCCACTTGGAAAAGTGCGCGCCGGCATCTCAAGCGCCAATACGGCGCAACCCTCAATTTCATTTTGCGGCAATGCCCGACGCCTGACGCGTTGCATGCCGTTATCAGCACCTGCACGTCGCATCGGCTACCGGCGTGGGCAACAGCAGACGTAGCCAATCAATGGCCCGAAATCGCGGGCGTCAATCAAACCTTAGAAGGGGTAACACCATGAGCGGAATCAAAGTCACCGTGTTGAGCGCCGAAGTCGATGAGCGTGGCGGCACGTTCAAGGACGACGAGGGCAAGGATCGCGAATACACCACGCGCAAGCAGAAAGCCAAGCTTGAAGCGGGCGGCTTCGCGTATCCGCTGGACGTGCGTTTGGAGAAGGGTCAAGCCGCCTATCAGCCCGGTGAATACGAGCTCGATGTTGAAGCCATGGTGACCGTCAACAAGGGCGCGATCAATTTCAGCAAGTTCCATGCGTTGCGCGCTGTCAAGGCGCCTGCACGCGCAGCGGCCTAACCCATGGCCCTGTGCGTAGCCCTGCAAGCGGATGGCACGTTGGTGCCTACCGGGCAAGCGGTCGGCGAGTGCAGCGGCTATGTGCTCGTTACGGGCAGCGAATACAGCGTGTATGCGCTGGTGCAAGAAGCGTTCGCAATGCCCAGCAAGGAGGATGCCGTCGCGTGGTCCACCGGCTGCTGCGGCCTTGTGATCGTGTGGTTCGTCCTGGGACGCCTCGCCGGCAGCGTCGCGGGCATGTTCAACGACCGGTAAATCAATCAATCAACGAGGAGAGAAAACATGGGTGACATTCTGACTGGCGTGAGCGGTGCCGAAGCTGCAACCGCGATGATCGCAGCGGCTGCAATCATTGCCTTGGTGGGCTTCACCAAGTGGGGTGCCAAGAAGGTCGCAAGCTTCTTCGGCTAATGGTGGTGAGGGCAGGGCGGCGCTTCGGTGTCGCCCTCTTTCTTTCAGGGGTAGGGCGATGATCGTTCTTTTGTTCTGTGGATTCATGGGCGCGCTGTGCGGCTGGGCCGGCGTCAAGGGGTTGGATGTCTGATGCGTGGCCTGTTCGCGTTTGCATTGATCGTTCTGATATCGGCGTGGGTGCCTCCTGTAAGGGCACAGGCGAGCGGTGGCATGTATGCGGACCAGGGTGCGGCGTATGCCGCTTGCATCGCGTGGGCTGGTGCGTATGTTGCGCAAGACTCGCAGCTGCGTAGAAACCCCACCTGTGAGCAGGGCCAGGGTGGTGCTAAGAACTATGGAGCGATGATTGAAACGCGTGCGTGCAACTCCTGTGGTTGGAACGCGCCGGGGCAATACGGTCCCGCCTTCCAGTGGACTGGCGGCATGTGTTCCGAGCGCCCGCCGATGATTGGCGCAAGTGCTTCCGATGGCAGTGGTACCAGTTGCGACGATGGCTGCTTTTACAACTTCACCATTGGCGGGGAAAAGGGCAATGGTATGTATCCGAGTGGCGCGACTTGTTCGGCGGGTGATGCGCCACCTTCTACGCCCGGTGATGACGGCGGCGGGGATGGCGATGGCGGTGGAGATGGCGGTGGCGACGGCGGGGGAGATGGTGGCGGCGATGGTGGTGGCGATGGTGGTGGCGATGGTGGTGGCGACGGCGGGGGAGATGGCGGGGGAGACGGTGGCGGAGATGGCGATGGTGACGGCGATGGCGATGGCGACACGCCAGGTGACGGCGATGGCACCACCCCCTGAACCGCCCCGGGATTTCCGGAGACTCGTTGGTGTGAGTCACGCCGCCATGGCGATCTCACGAGTCTGCTGATAGTAGTTCGCTTCTGCTTCGGCCGGTGGGATGTCGCCGATCGGGCCAAGCAGGCGCTTGTGGTTGAACCAGCCCACCCACTCCAGCGTGGCCAGTTCGACGTCCTGCAGGTTCCTCCAGGACCGCCGATGGATGACCTCGGCCTTGTACAGGCCGTTGATCGTCTCGGCCAGTGCATTGTCGTAGCTGTCGCCGACACTGCCCACCGAGGGCTCGATGCCGGCCTCGGCCAGACGCTCGGTGTAGCGGATCGACACGTACTGCACGCCGCGATCGCTGTGGTGGATCAGCCCGCCCCGCGTCGGGCGACGAGCGTGGAGTGCCTGCTCCAGCGCGTCCAGGACGAAGTCGGTCCGGGCCGAGCCGGAGACCTTCCAGCCTACGATCCGGCGGGCGTACACGTCGATCACGAAGGCCACGTACACGAAACCCGCCCAGGTCGAGACGTAGGTGAAGTCGCTCACCCACAGCGCGTTGGGCCGGTCGGCGCGGAACTGCCGGTTCACCTGGTCGCGCGGGCACGGCACCGCCTTGTCGCTGTGTGTGGTCTTCACGACCTTGCCGCGAACGACCCCGCGCAGGCCCAACCGCTTCATCAGTCGTGCCACCGTGCAACGCGCCACCCGGTAGCCTTCCCGGCACAGCTGCTTCCAGACCTTGCGCACGCCGTAGACTTGCTTGTTCTCGTCCCAGACCCGGCGAACCTCCGCCTCCATGGCGCGGTCGCGCCACCAGCGGTTCGGCTGCAGTTCCGGATCGGCCTGCCGAGCCGCGTGCGTGTAGTAGGTCGACGGAGCGATCGGCAGCACCCTGCAGATCGGCTCGACTCCGTACCTGGCGCGGTGTTCGTCGATGAACCCCGTCATGGCTTGAACCGGCGGTCGAGCTCCGCCTGGGCAAAATACGCCGACGCCTTGCGCAGAATCTCGTTGGCCTGGCGCAGTTCGCGGTTCTCACGCTCCAGCACCTTGATCCGCGCCTGCTCCTGGCTAGTCACGCCGGGCCGCTTGCCCTGGTCGCGCTCTGCCTGCCGCACCCAACGCCGCAGCGTCTCGGTAGTGCAGCCCATCTTGCCGGCAATCGACTCGATCGCCGCCCACTGCGATCCGTGCTCGCCCTGGTGCTCCAGCACCATCCGCACCGCTCGCTCCTGGACCTCGGGGGAAAACTTCGGGGACTTCCTCATGGCTCTATCCTCTCAAGGGAAAGAGCCTCCGGGAAAGCCGGGGCGGTTCACCCGGCGATGGTGAAGGCGGTGAGGGTGCGCCCATGTCAGAGCTCTACAAGAAGAGCGGCAAGACCGTTGAGTCTGTGCTGACCAAATTCAATACACAGGTGCGCGCTACGCCGATGGTGGGCGGCATTACCGATTTCATGACCGTTCCGTCGGGTGGATCGTGCCCGGTGTTCTCGTTGGGCGCGTCGAAGTGGTGGAACGCGATGACGATCAATTTTCACTGTGGCGGCGATTTCCTTGCGTTTTTGCGTGCGGCTGGCTGGGTGATCCTGGCGATTGCCGCATATGCCGCGCTCCGCATCGCTGTGACCTGAGGACGACGATATGCAAGCAGGCTGGTTCAACGATTTGACCGCATGGCTGTGGCGTGCCGTCAAGATGGTGTGGCAAGCGGTTGTTGATTTCGTCGGCGACCTTTTTGTGATGTGGCTCGAACAGTCGCTGTCGGCGATTCTCTACGTGCTGACGCTGTTGCCGATGCCGGACTTCATGAAGGGGCAGAGCATCGGCGGCATGCTCGGTAACGCCGGCAGCACGATCCTGTGGTTCGCGGATGTGTTCAAGATTGGGCCCGCGCTGGTGATGATCGGCGCGGCCATGGTGTTCTATTTGTTGCGTCGAATTTTGACCGTGGGGATCTGGTGACATGCTCATTTTCAACGAAGGTGTGCCGCGCGCCGGCAAGAGCTACGACGCGGTAAAGAATCACATCCTTCCCGCGCTCAAGAAGGGGCGGCGCGTGTTCGCACGGCTCAATGGCCTGCGCTTTGATCGCATCGCCAAGCACCTGGGCATGGCTGAAAGCGACGTTCAACAGCTGCTCGTGCTGGTCGATACCAAGGACGTGGCGAAGCTGTTCGCATGCACGCAGGATGAGTCGGGCAAGTGGTGTATTCCGGACGAGTTCAAGGATGCGCTTGTCGTGATCGATGAGGTGCACGAGTTCTACGTCAACGAGCGCAAGCCACTTGCGCCGGCAGTGGAAAACTTTTGGGCGTTGCTGGGCCAGAACGGTGGCGATGCGGTCATCATGACGCAGTGGATCAACCGCTTGCATTCGGCTGTCAAGGCCCGTATCGAGAAGAAAAACACGTTCCAGAAGATGACCGCCATCGGCATGAAGGGCCGGTATCGTGTCACGTATTTCCACACGACCTCGCCGGGCAAATTCGAGAAGGTCGGCGGTCAGACGCTCAAGTACGACCCAGCTATTTTCCCTTTGTATGACGGCTATGCGCCTGGCGCGGAAAACACGGAGGTCTACGAAGAGGGCGGCAAAAACGTCTGGGCCGCCATGGCCGTGCGTGCTGCCATCTTCATCGTTGTTGGTGGTGTCGGTATCTACTTCTTCGTGCACTACTTCACCAAGGATCGTTCCGATCCCAGCAAGCCGGTTGCAGCGGCCAGTCAGACGGCCAAGCCTGCGCATGTCGGGGCAGGGCTTGCCAATGGCGCGCCGAGCGTGCCGATCCAGCCGCCGCCGCCTGATCCGCTCGCGGACCTCACCCAGGAACAGCGCTATGTGGCCGAGCTGGCCGGCAAGGGCCGTATTCGGCTGGCAGCGCGTGCGCGGGTAGGGGATCAGGATCGCGCCTGGGTGCAGTGGATCGACGACAGCAACAACGTCATTGAGCAACTCGACTTGACGCAGCTGCGCGCCCTGGGCTACAGCGTCAGCGTGGTCACGTATGGTGTTCGGCTTTCAGCCGGCAAGCACATCATGGTGGCGACCGCATGGCCGTGGATCGCGCCGATTCGGGAGAAGGACGCACGTCTCTACAACATGGCCCCGATGGGAGCGGCGGCGCTGCTGGCGTTGCGACCGCAGGGAGTGACGGCGGCGGCGCTGACCGCGACCGGATGCGAGGTGGTGTGATCGAGTACGGACCGCGCACGCAAGGCACGTTCCCGGACAACAAGGCCTACAGCACCACCACTAGCACGCCGGCCACCACTTTGCAGATGTAGTTTAGTGACGCGTCACATAACTAATCATCATTAGACTTTCGTGATGCGTCACGATAATATAGGCGCATCGAAAGGAGTAACGTGATGCGTGACGAAAAAGACCCCGGCACCCAAGAAATGCAGCTGCCTCGTAAGCAGGGCAGGCCGCCCAAATATGGCGAGGCCATGAGCGCTGCCGAGCGTGCCAAAGACTATCGGCGTAGGCGCAAGCAGGAATCGATGGCCTATTTGGGCCAGTCTGAGAAAGAGGTTTCTGTCGCTGCCACCATCGATTCGTTGCGTTACGCCTTCGCCAACGGCGAGGCTGACACCGCGCTGGCGTTACTGCAGGATCTGCGTATGCGCGCCCATGAAATGAAATCGTGACGCATCACAAAAAGGAGCTGGCCGTGAAAGATCGTATCGATTGGGTGGAAGTTTTGCTTAACGTGTGCGTGGTCCTTGGGCTGCTAGTCGTCCTCTTTTTCTGATTATTTCGTGACGCGTCACGAAAGAGGCGTTAGCACGGATCGTTCGGCAGCTCTTGCCATCCGTTTGATAGGCGGTGGAATCGCTTGTGCTGGATACACCGTTCGTCCGTTTCCAGTGGCCGGAGTCGCAGCGTCTGGGGCTCTGCCCGTTGGGAGCGGGGCGTGTACAGCGGTTGCGGTGCCACTGCCGGTAGTGCTGCGCTGACGCTGCGCATGGTGAAGTAGCCCAGGCACAGCGCCACCACCCCGGCGAGTGCTGCGGTCATCAGCTGGCCGACGAAGATGCCCAGCGCGATTTCCCACCAAAGCCCATCATGGTTGTTTTGCGGTCTGTAGCTCAT